GAATAAAAGATTAAAGGAGAAAAAAAACTTTTATATTGTTTGGAAATGTTCAGGAAAATATTTTTATTGGAAGATGAATTGGGACAAAGAAGATTATTTTGTTGAAGACCAATTCAGGGATATGGGAAAAGGTTATGCCCAGGCTCGTGATGTCATAAATGTTTACACTTCTGCCATCCATCCTTGGTGAGTGGCAGAAATCTCCCAAATATCTTTATAGAATTATTGGATATTTCTGCCATCCAATAAAACCAATATATCATATTGTAATTGAAGACACTCTTCAACAAGATCCCGTATCTTCTCATCTTCTCTGTTTTTATTTGAACACTTTTCAAGAACCCACTCAAAATATTTCATCATTTATTTATTATAAGAAATTATTTTTAAAATAAAAATTAATCTTTTTCTTTATTGTATACAAGATTCTGTGTAGCCACATCATGGCCCATGACATCTGCCAATTCTTTCTGTTTATCTAATACTTCTTTTGGAATCACTGACGAGACAACTATCTTTCTCATCATCGTTGTCGATATAGACTTATTCAAATATTTCTTTGTGGTCTTTACCAATAATTGAGATAAGGCATTTCTTGAAAGCTCGTGTCCAGTTGAACTCACAAACAATACATCCCCATTGGTCTTGCCAGTAGTTCTCATATACATACGAATTACTTTTTCAACATCCTTATCAATTGGGATCTTCTTCTCACCATATTTCTTGCTGGTCTTGTATTCATTCATTACCATCGTTAATTTACCTTTTTCATTAATTAAATAATTACCAAGTTTTTTATCATCTTCTTTTAAAGAATTATATTGAGTCTTTGATATTAGCTTCATACCCGAGAAATCTAATCTCACAGGATACTTCACCAACATTGTGAATATTGTATATACCATCATCAATTCTTTTTCTTTACCTTTAAGATTTTCTTTCTTCTTTAATCCTTGGGATTTGATTTCACTCTCCATTGTAATTAACATCTTTTTGATTTCTTCTAAATCTACAAAGTTATTTTTTTGAGCTTCACTAATCTTACCATTAGCATTATCATCAAGATATTGCTGATTAAATTTATCACGACGCTTTTGATAATCTTCAATTAAGTCATCATATTTCTTATCATGGTTTAATGCCAATAATAATATGATCACGGCATTCAATGTATTTCTTTGAGATGTAAAATGATTGTCCTTTATTTTATCCATAACTTCATCGGGTTTTGATAAAAAATCATAACTATCAGTGTCAAATATTTTCTTCAATTTATTCAAGTGAATCACATATTGTTTGATAGTGTTTGTCTTTAATTGGGGGCGATCTTTTGAAATTGCTTCGGTTGGGTTTTCTGTATTAATCTTCATTATTTTATAATATAATAAAGATTTTTTTTTTAAATAAATTATAAAAAAATTAAATTATTTTTTACGCATTGTAAATCTCAACCATCCCGTCAACGAGACGAGCAACACGGAGATATTCACAATATGACCTTAATAGATTGGGTTCAAGACGAGTGCCACTCTGTCCATCCATAGTTAAATGAAGTTCAATACCACGCTGTCCCACACGACCATTCGTGAGACGAGATCCAAGATAAAAGAAACTATCATTGAGATCAGCAGCTTGGGCACGACCTTCAAAATGATCAGTTGTCTTAAATCCACCCGCGGCACCAAGTCCCGAATACATCTTGCGAGAAAGCATGGGGACACCTTCACTATCAGTTAAGAGTGAGAACAGACGAGAAGTGTTGTCAATATCACTTGTGTATTCATAACGATCGTTATACCTTACATTGTACTTTAATGTGCCCGAAAGATTGCCCGAAGCATTGACGGCTGGCGACACACTCTGGTATTGTCCAAGGATTGTCTCTTCATCATTATCCGTTGTGCTTGGAGCAATAACAGAAACAATGCGTGGGACAAGTCTGTTTGCCATACCAAGATTTTGAATAATACCATTTTTGAGACCCGCTTGGGTGAGTGAATGTTCAACAAGTCTGTAATCTACAAATGAGAAATTAAGATTTTTGTTGGCATTAGCATATCTCTCCATTTCATCCGTGGCACCATAAAAAATATAATCAGCACAAAATTTTAACTGATCCCTTACAATGTGAACGGGGAGATCGGGACTATCAGTTGAAGCAACTTGACAACGAAACTGGGTCGTTGGGTGAAAGGTTAGTTCAATATTTATTGGCTCGGTCATCATGTATAGCGGGAGCTGGTGGACTTTTAAGAATGGAAAAAGATCACTTAAATCTATACCAAACGATGGGCATTGATCTAATCTTGCCCCATCACTAACTGCCCAATCAGGCAGAAAAGTATTTGGATTGGCAAAACCAATATCACTTTCAACACCAACATCAAGTTTTATTGCATCAGCATCCTTGGCGTTTCTGTTCTCATAAGACCACTGATAATTCATACATCTGCCGGTGGTATAGAGTTCTCTTTCAAGGTTATTTTCATTTGAGATTAAAGAAGATTTTACAGCATGGAGACCCGCCCAAGAATCCAATTCATTCAGGGTCTTATTGCCAATTTTAAGAACTGCTTTTTTGATCAACTGGGCAACTCCCAAATGGGGAGCAAAAAAACAATCATTTTGATCACTGGCATCTTGGGGAGCAATAGCAATAAATATCTTTGAATGAGAATGTAAAAATCCCTTGTTCTGTAAAGTCCACCGGGCAAAGCCATCTTGCGTGGCACTACCTTGATTGAACACAACGGGTTCGAGTAGATCAGTCTCGACTTGCTGAATATAATTCACGGGAATCTGTTGAAGACGGAGAAAGTCAGGGGGAGCAAATCCTTCTTCAAGTGGCTGTTCATTTGTCTGTGTTGGCGGGGGCGGGGTTGCTTGTGAGCTCTGTCCAGTATCCATATTTTATATTAAGTAAAATATAAAATATTTTTCAAAAATAAAATCAAAAAATTTATTATAGAAAACAAAAAGTGGCAGAAATATCCCAAATATCTTTATAGAATTTATGGATATTTCTGCCAACTCACATTTTATCTATGATTGATATAGAAAACAAATGATATTTCTGCCACTACTGAATGAGCTGAATACCATTTTGATTGTATACAAGTTGTGCCCGTGCCTTAATAAAGATATAAACACCTTGGGGTCTGTCTTGTTTTAAATCGCTTTCAATAGATACTCCAAACTGCTCCATGGAGAAATCTTCTCCCGCTCCACCAATACCATATTTCACACCAAGACCCGTAAGTGCTCCACCATTGGGAATATTTGTATATGAAGTGGATGAAGTGCCCGTCGTTAAAGTATAATCTCGTGCAGTGTTTAGTGGTGAAATTGTAGACTTATCTTGGGCGTTTTCGGGCAATACTGCTTCAACAAATCCCCTTACAAGCTGGGGATCGGGGAGAATCGTTCTACTATCTCCAACATGGTTATTGACAAAATCAAAGTCTGCGGGAAATTTTGAACCCCCTTTGAGAAACTGGATTCTACGGAAATTGGCAATATCAGTTGTGCTTGAAGAACCCGACATGAATGTTGTAGTCATACCATCTGCCGTAAGTGTATTGTTATTTGATACGGGCATGAAGGTCATAAAGGCACTCAATACATTACGAAGAGAAAGTGAATACTGGATTTGGGCATTGGTAGAATTAATGGAAGTATAGAGAGAAGTGATTGTGTTAAAGTTCATTACACCTTGGGACTGATCACCCGATAAAGCACCATCGGGAATGTCCATAACTTCACAACATAGTTTAAGATTGGTTAGTTCATAATGGCATTCAGTAAGTCCAGTGGTAATGCCAGTGGTTGAATAAAATACATTCGAGTCCGGTGAAAGTGAAATCTCTATCTGGACACCACCAAAAGCGTCTGGATTTAGATTTACTTGATTACCCGATTGAAGGAATCCACAGGGCAAATGAACAGAAAAATGATTTGTCTGTTTTGAATCTGCTGGACTTTCAACAACATTCTTTCTAAATGCGGTGGCATTTGGATAAATTAAACATGTTGAAGATAAATGCCCAATCTGGTCTTGGAGAGAACTGGTGAGTCCAAGATATGTATTTAGATATTTATTGTAATGTCTTATATCTTCACAGATCATTTTTGACCGATGAGATCTTATGGTAAGGGCATCAAATATGTTGTAAATCCCAAGACGATTGTTCATCGTGAGATTATCACCATCACGGACGGGTGTTGAGTTGGGCTGGACATTGTCTTTGTAAGCATTGAAATCACCAACAATTCTTATGGAACTGGTGTCAAGCATACCATTCTGGGCACTAATTGTAAAAGATAGAATGGGGAAACCATTCTTGAAAGAAACTTTACCATCGGCAGGAACATTATCCGGGCGAATCTCTATAAAGCGGGAAGTCATTTTATATTATTAAAAATATAATTTATTCAAAACAAAAATTAATAAAAAAAGTTTTTTAAGATTTACATGATAATATCAACAGCACCATCACGCACCATCAAACGGCGTAAGTGCCATATATACGAGTTGAATAGCTTCGGCTTGGTTGGTGCCGTGCTTTCAAGATATTTGAGAATAACAGCAAGATCTTTGCCACGAAGATCCATTGCTCCCTTCTGCCCACCAGCCGAAAAACCACGACCAAATACAAAGTTCTCCATAAATGCCGTAAAACTCTTTGGCTGAATACCTGAATTATCAAGACATTTTTCAAGTTCATAAATATGGAACTGGTCAATTGAATTACGAGTGGCAATTTTCTTCGTTGAGATTTCACGAGCCGGGACACGCTTGCCATTAAGGGTATATTGGATACTGGACAAAAAATCACATATGCCCGTGTATCCCGAACGATTTGCTTGAAGACATGTATCCTGAGCATCTTTGGTTGCGGGAGTATCAACTGAATTATCACTGCCCTTAATTACATAACCCGATTTGCCCGAAATCTGTTCAGCACTATTATATACAGATGCGTCTTGTGGGACAATTAGCAGTGATTTAGCACGGCTATTCTGGGCAAATATTTGAAAAGTTGTTTGTCTATCGCTGGCAAGAATTGAGTGTTTGTAATTAGTACAAGACATAATATCAAACTCAATTGCCTTACCTTCACGAACCTTTTGAACCATACCCCGTTCATAAGCCGGATCAAGCTGGACTTGGGAAACAACAAGGTTTACATTTGAAATTGTAAATGTGGCATCATAACTGGATTCTTTTTCAACTGCCGTAGAATACATGACATAAGCAACACCCGTATCAAAATCAGTTGTGGTCATAGAAGTTGTGGTTTTAGTTCTTGGGGTTGCCAAAACAACTTCAATTAATCCACCTGTGGCACCACCACCATCGGCACCAGTTGATAAATTAATTTCACTGATTTCAAGTTCACCATTAAAAGTTTCAACACTGCCATTGTTATCACTGCGACAGAATCCAAAAGTTTCACCAACAACAAATGGGAAACGGGAAACACTATCAGCACCACCAAGATTATTGTCCCGCCTTACATAAAATGAAGTAAGAGTTGAACCATTGGGAATCCCACCAAGGACATCATCACTGGCATTGGAACCATTGCGAGAATGGAAATATGGGGCATATTCAGTGCGACGATTTCTCTGGACACTTTCAAGCTGTTTTAGTACTTTATCGGCTGGGTTTACATCCAATTCGATATATAAACCATTGGTCATCATAACTGGAAAGATAGTCGTGGAATTGGCAAAAACCCCTGTATGTAGTGGGATTGTCAGTTTCGTCTTTAAGAAATCAGCATCAGTGAAAGGAGTTGTCTGGTCTCCCGAAGTTTTCTTGAAATATGCATTGTGGGTGGTGTTGCCCATGGGTGTCCGTGTGGTGCCATGTTCACCACGATTGTCGGGTGTCCATATTGCTCCACCTTCAAGAAGTGCTCTCATGTTTTCACTATTGGCATCCTTGTCATAATCATACTTGACGGCACACATTGTGTCATATGAGTTTATCTCTTCAATCAACTGACCACGAGATCCATCATAAATACGAATATTATTGAATAAAATATTGCCCCCCACCTTATCTAATTGAAGGCGAGTTGGCTTCTTACCCGCAGGGAGTTTAATTTGAAAATTAAAATCAAGGTAAGTTTCACGCCCATCCATGAACTTTGTGGATGGATCTACATACAACTGGATCTTTTGACCCGGGGAATATTCAAGACCATTTTCGCTTGGAATAGAGATTTTGGTTTCACCAACACGAACAGAATCATCAACTCTCCAATAAGACATTTTTTATAATATGTCAAACATAAAAAATTAAATTAAAAAAAAATTAAAAAAGTTGTCCAGAAATATCCCAAATATATATAGAGAACAGCAATGGGCTGTTGGATATTTCTGCCACTCACTGAACTCGTCCCGTGGTGATGACTGATTGTGCCGGAGCACTGATTGTTTGTTCAGTTTCTTGCTGTTGCTTCTGTTTTAGAGCATCACTATCCGTTGTGTCTTCACTTTCTCCAATTGTATTGACACCAGCACTTGCCAAATCAAGAACACCACCCAAGAGTTTTGCGGGTGGAAAGAATGTCCCAACAAGATCACTGACAGCACCGCCAATCTGTAATATATTGCCAGCCTTCTCCCAATTATTATTGCCCGCAATGCCACCAGCTTTAATATCATCATAGATATCTACACCCGCCATGGCACTTTCACCAAACACACCCGCTGCACTCCCAAGTTTACCCAATCCAGATTTTGCCAATCCACCCAAGCTCAAATCTCCACCCTTTTCGGCAAGACCCATACCTTGCTTCAATAGTGATGACGCTTCTGCTCCAACACCACTTTCACCCGCAACACTACTAATTTCACCCGTGATTGTTTTGCCCGCATTGGTGCCTTCGGCAAGAGCTTCGGGGGCACTTGATAAAACATTGGCACCACTTTTTTGAACAGCTTTCAGGGAATTTGCAGCCGTATCTTGGAGCTGTTCTGTGGCACTTGCCAATGAACTTTTTGCCGTCTGTTGAGCTTGGTCTGCAATAGAAGATACTTGGGATTTTATATTATTGACTTGTTCTGTTATGGGGTTTGAAAGCTTTTTGCCACCGGCAACCCAATCATTATATGCTTGTATTCTTTGGGGCATACTTGAACCAACCCAAAGAGATTGACCAAGATTTTTAGCATCATTAATCTTTTGTGTTGTTTTTTCTTGATCCATTAGACCACTGATTTGATTAGCAACATTATCATTGTGAGCTTTTATCTGTTCATTTAAATCTCTCACAGCTTGAACACGAGCATTGCCCATTGCGACAGCATTGCCATTTACTCCGTATAAATCCATTTTATATTATAAAAAATATTTTTTATTCATATTAAAAATAATTAATTATTTTGGATGAATCTTTTCAGTAAAATCAAAATAAACTTCGGCGGGGTTTTCACATGCTTTAATATACATGAAATGATAAGGTTCTTTATGGCAATAATTATATAACTCAATAAACTTTTTATCTCCGTTGTCCCCCAGCAATCCACTATATTGCTCCATTAGTTTTATTTTTTCTTTGTGATTATTTTGACGAGCTATAATGATATCTCTTGCTTGGGCACGAATCAATGGCGGTATATGATTTATTGACTGGGTTGACAAAATACACATATCAATGTAGTGTCTCATTTTTGTCATAAAAAATGATAAGGTATTATTTCTTTTACAAAAATCTGCCGTTAAACAATCATCTAAAACTAAACAATATGTGGGGCGATCTATTTTTGAATATTGTCCCTGGGATTTCATTATATCGTCAATAAACTTATCTTCATAATGGTCATCACAATCAAAATATTTATTCATTAGTTTGCCCTTGTCATCCATGTGCAATGTAGTTGATAGAACCCGCACGATATCAAATCGGTCTTTGTACATCTCGGGGTTCATTAATATGTTACATATAAGATTCGACTTGGAACTCTTAATTGCTCCAACTAAAATTAAACAACTCGGACACTGGGGTAAATGCGGATGTACATCTTTGAATCTTTCATCTCCATCTAAATCCTTAACCTTGTAGATCTTGGGTGCCTTTGGTTTATCCATTATATTTATATTATATATTTTATTTTTATTTATTAATAATTTTTAAAATATCATTTCTCATTTGGATTCTTTTATCCATTGACATACCCGTAAAGTGAGCACTGAAATCATTGGGTCGCCAATCGGGATTGCTCGTTCTGTAAAATGTTTGAATTGTTCTATAAGGTAATATTTTTATAAAATTATCATTTTGCGCTTGGGCGTCACGATAATCTCTTGTCATGATATCTTGCTCCCATAATCCACTATGTTTACTATTGGGATATTTTTCACATAGTTGCCAAATATGTTGAAGATATTTCATTGATTCATTATCATTCTTACAAATTATGATACCCGTATTCATTGGGTATGATCTTATTGCGTCTTCACTCACAATGATATTTGCATCTTTATTTGAATAAATAAAATCTTCAAACTTTTTATTTTTATTTGTGATTAAAATATCATCATCAACCCAAACAACATAATCAACTTCTGGATTGTTTTTCATTTCTCTTTGTAATAAAATAATTTTTGACCAAGCGGGAGCTCGTTCATTACATAATGATTTATTTTCTAAAACACATTTATAATCATGTTTATCACAATACGATTGTAAATGTTCAAAAAGTATTTGAGATAAGTTGGGTCTATCACTTAAACTACAAAACAGAAATTTCATTGATCTCTTTATTTAATAAATATTTTAATTTGAAAGTATTAAATATTTTTATATTTTGATGAAGAAAGTAATATGAACCCATGTTTGAACCAAATGAATTATTCTTATGGAGAGCATCACTATTGAAACCATAATCACATGGTTTAATATATTGTCTGCCATTTGATACTGCCCATTTATCTTTATAAACATTACTTAATAAAAAATCATCTCCAAGAAAACTGGCACTCAAATATTTATGGATAAGATCTTCACTTGTAAAATCAAAGTGTTTATAAAATTGAACATACCAAAATAAAAACTCACTACATTGATTATAATCAAAACACACTCCACCATAACCTTCAACCATCTCACAAGCTCCACAAACAATATTGTAATTTCTATTTTGATCATAATTAAAACCCGAACCTGTTGTGATATTATTATGGGTTTTTTCATCCATTAATTCATAAAATAAATCTTTCATATAAAAAGTATCATCATCGACAATAATCAATTTATCGTCTCTTAAATGTTTTTTTCTCATGAACTTGAATCCACCAATGTATTTACATATGGGACCATAATCATCAATGAATTGAAAAACAACTCTTTTATCTCTATTACATAATTGTAAAAGTTCTTTGGGTATTTTAAAATCACCAAATCTTTTGTACTTCGGGCAAATATTAATAACGAAATATTTATATCTACATTTCAATTGCGGTATGATTTGAATGAGTTTATGGATTCTTGTTGGTGTTGTGGAGCAACTTAAAATATATCCCATTTATTATTAACAAATATTTTATTTTGGGGATTCAAACGAATGGCAGAAATCTCCCAAATATTCTTATAGAAATATTGGATATTTCTGCCACCCCATATAATATCTATGATTTGATATAGAAAACAAATAATATTTCTGCCACCCCTTTAATAGCATAAATCCCATTTATTAGATCCATCTCTATATCTGTATCCAACACTCGGTTTTATTTGGTTAATGATATGTTGTTTATCAGCTTCAAGTTGTTCTTGGCGTTTCTTTTCTGCCTTTCTTTGTTTTCTCAAAGTTTCATATTTAACAATGGCATCATATTGAGCTTGTTCAAGATCTTCTTTGGTTATACCTGAATGGACTTGAACCTTTTGTGGTTGTGGTTTTTCAATCGTTTTTGATTCTACTTCATCTTTTAGTTCTTCAAGTTCTTTTACTTTCTTTTTCTTTTTTAATTCATTTGTTTGATTTTCTATTTCTTTCATTTGTTTTTTTTCTTCGGCTTTTGCTTTTCTTACCGCCATTGCTTTCTCTCTTGCCAGTGCCAATTTTTGTTTATGTTCTTCACTCATGGGTTTCCTTGGTTTTTTGATTTTATGTTTTTCATCTTTATAAATAAAGTTTGGGTTTGTCTCTCCCGTTTCTTCGTGAACATCTTCAATAACTTGCTTCTTAACTTGCTTCTTAACTTGGTGTGGCATATCATCAAAAATCTCATTCTCTTCAACTTTGGGTTTACCAACAACCCGTGGCATCTCCAAGGCATCATCATCATCTAAATTATCAATGACATCGATATCATAATCATCCTTTAATTCCAATTTAATTGTTTCTTTGGGAGCATCTTCTTCAAAATTAAAAAGAACTCTCGGGGGTTGTTTTTTAGACATATTTATAATAAAACATATAAAGAAAATAAATTTTCTTTCTAAAAATAAAAAAAAGTTATTAAAAGTTATTAAAAAATGAATGGATAAAAAAAAATTAAATAATCTGTAAGATTAATGTTCTTCTTCTATTTCATAATCATACCATTCATTCGTATCTTCAATTGCATCAAATACATTACACATAAAGATATATTCATAGAATGTATATTCATACATCTCCCCTTCACGGCTTTCATCTTCTGTAATAATATCATACCTTTCATCATTGGACATTTGTTGATATGCTTCATATTGTCCAAATATATCATCACAATGTGGTAAATAAAATCTGTCTATTTTTTTAAAGATCAAATCAAATTGCTCATGAACATTCTTGAACTTTTTTTGATGAGCTTCTTTTTCTTCTTTCTTTCTATCAGTTTCCATCTTAATGATATTCATGATTAGATTGTTTGGGAGCTGTGAGAAAATACTTCCTGTCATTTTGTTTTCTATTATAATTATATATATTAAGATGTCTTTAAATAATTTAATATCTATAATATTTATTTACATTAATTCTTTTGGTTTCTTTCGAAAGTATAAACAAACAATGGATTGTCCGGTCAATATGGTTGCGTATTGTTCATTGACATAACAGAATGAAATATCAAACTCATTTATATTCATATCACTGGGATTATCTAGATCAATCCATATAAGGTTATTTGGTTCGAAATATAATCGTCCCGTTGATTGTGAATTATCAAATCTTGGTAAATGGGCAATAATTTTTGAACGATTGCCAGTGTGGGCATTGTGAACATTCTGTCCAAAGTTATTTAATCTCACAAACATAGCCATTGAAGATGTTAGACTGGGGACAATATCACTTTGATAAATGACATTATTTCCCGTGATAGTGTTGGGATTATCTAAAATTGAATTGCTGAATCCAAGAAGCTGTCTTGCATTTGCTCCACCCGTTGGAGTATATAAATTGGATTCTTCAAGAATTAATACATGTTGGAGAGCTGTGCCACCCGAAGCATTCAAACCTTTTTGAACATATCCACCATCAACAGCTGGATTGCTCCAAGTTCTTGAAGTTTCTAAATCTCGGCACCTGTAAGTGCCGGGTGTTAATAGTTCAAGGGTTTCATACCATCCACCCTTATTGGGTGTTGTTGGATCATAATCAATTAAAGGCACAGCTGTAAACTCTTCAACACTCAATGTACAATGAATATGAGTGTCATCATTACCCACACACAATACGGGATGAAGACACCAACAAGATTGATTCACGGGTTTAAAATATGTGTTGGCATTTGCCGTGCCCGTATACTGAACAACATCTTGCCAACTTGATCCATTATATAAAGAGACTCTTAATTTTTCACCTTCACTAAAAAACCCAACTTTTGTGTAAGGTTGACCAACAAGACTTATTCTTCCCGATCCCGCAAAACTGGCATTGGTTGAAGCATTCTGCCAATAAGCAATTTCTTGTTTTCTTATTGATTTGCCATCAGCAACATTGGGATCCCAAGCATTATGATAAACAACTAATTCTCCATCATTATTTCTTGCAATAGCAAAATCCATAAAGCAATCTTCATTAAGCTTTAAATCATCATCTTCACGCCATTCATTATAATCGGGGGATCTGTATCCACCACTTGGATTATTTATGTATCTACTTAAACCAACATGCCACTCAACACCCGAAGCATTAGCATTGGCACCCGCACCACTAATGTTAACAATGAATGAGCCATTGTTTAATGAGAAAGGTTTATCTTTGGCAATCCCACAACACCTTTCATAAAGATTTGTGGTTTCTCTTTTAAATACTCCGCCGGCATAACTAAAAATCCCAGCGGGTTGATCTACACGAAACCAATTCTCAAATCCACCATTGACGGGGATTGAATTGGCAATGGGAGTAGATTGATCAAATTCAATCTTATATCCAAGAAAGTCAAGTCCGGATGCGTTTCTTAAAACATCTACCTGTGCTTTTTCTTTTGTATTTGGATGATATGAAGTGGATCTTATAACTGCTTGGAGCCTTTCAGCAAAATCATCCAAACTCATTTCAACAACTTTGCCCCGTTCACTATCAAGACTTAATCCGGTGACTGCGACATAAGATGTTGTATCTTTGAGTTGGGGAGAAACTCCATCTCTGTCAAGTTTCGTGCCAAACCACTGATAAAATCTGTGATTGTTTCTTGAAAAAACAACACGACCATCAACATTAACTTTTACAGATTGAAGAGCAACTTGTGAATTGGCAGGGATTTTCATGGTGCTTGGCAAACTATTGCGAAAGCTCCAAGCACTATAAATACTTTGATCTTGGCGAAGAGTGTTCCCATCTTGCTCCTTATTTGAACAGACTACGAATGACATTTTATATTATTAAAAATATTTTTTATTTGTAAAGTTTTTTTTTAATAAAAATATATATATAATAAATAAATGCCAAATCATGTGAAACCATTGAATCCAAAGACTCCCAATTATAAACAGCCATTTCAACACAATGTTGAGAAAGCACAAGAAAAAGATAAAATCAACCCAAAGAAAATATTTGAATTGATGGGAGCAAAAAAAATAAAAAAATAAATCTGGCAGAAATATCAATTGTTTTCTATGTCAATCATAGATAAAAAGGGGTTTGGCAGAAATATCCATAAATTCTATATAGATAT